ATTCCTATCATCAAGCCATTTCTTTGTGTCTGGGTTGAGTCGCATGAAGTACGCATCTTCTGCTGTTTGAATCAGTGACTCATAGTGATTCCACCCTGTCTGTGCTTCGGTTATCATTGCAATAATGTCAGTTTGTTTCATGTTTTAGCCTTTGTATTGTTTTCTTTGATATGTCTAAAATATCTATCATTGTCGAAGCATCAACGCCTCTTTGTATAAATTCTTTGGTTATTTCTACTCGGTGTGATTTGGTTGGGAACTCTGATAATCCACCTGCGGTCTCGCACACGATGAACGCAAAGAGTTTGCGCATCAGCTCATCGTCTTGGATGTTGGCTAGCATCCTGATGGTTGTCGTGGGTGTTAGCCCAGCGATTAAGTCAAATGCTTTCACCATCCACCTTTTACTGACCAATCGTCATTGCTTGTACTAGTGTTGCTGTCAAATGCGATTGCAAACATTCTAAAAGCGTCAGAGCCGTGAGATGCCCAATTGTGCAAAGGCTTATCGCTATATGTATTAAGTCTTTCGTTCCACTCTTTGTGATAGTTTCGCAGCGCATTGATTCCGTCTTTGCATCTCTCAGCATCAAACCAACAGCGAGGAAGGACGTGCCTTACAGCTTCAATACCATCAGCAACACTCTTGTTTGGAACAAGGTTAAAATTGATACCCAAAGATGAAGCTGTTTCAAGTCTGGAGCGACCTGTTGTTAGTTCTCTAACTTGTATGTCGTGTGGAGCGTAGTGTTCTCCATAAACAAAACCATACATATTTCTAAAGTCGTGTAAGTAGTTGATGTAGTGAACCAGACCCTCGCCTGAATTCTCGTAGTAGTTTATGATTCTCTGTTCTTTTCCCATATCCTGAACGAACCATATTGACATTGCATCGCTTATACCTAAATCCCAATAAGTGTGAACAGGCAGCGTGCTTTCGATAGGTACGTTTGTGATGCGTTTTTCTGCGCTTATAGCTCTAAATTGCTTTGCGTAGTATGCTCCATCTATCTCTTGCTCGCTCCAATCACCGTATAGCCATTGTTGTTTGAGTGCTTCTGGAAGTCCATTCAAATAGTTTAAATACGCTGGGTCTTTGTTTAATAAATGTGGGTTATCGTGAATCGTGGCAGGAACATAAATAAACGTACGACCATTGCGCTCAAACTTTACGCCTGATTCTTTTATTCCTATCTCAAATCTCTCTTTTACCCAAGAGTGTCCTGCTCCGCCTGGATTTGTGGTTAAGAATATTTGAGTTTTAATACCATCAACAGTAGAACGAACAGACCCTAATAGTTTTTCGTAAAGCTTCTCTGATGGAATGTGTGTGACCTCTTCCATAAGTAGTCTATGTATTTCCCACCCTTGATACTTTGTGTAAGCGTCTGGAGTTGCCAAGTGACCAGTATAGATTACAGCACCACTAGGGAAATGTATCTCACAAGGGTTTCCTTTTACAATCGCACCTATTGGAGTGTATTTCTGTCTTGCTCTATCTACAAAGTCCGATAAGTCTGTTGCGTTTCTTCTGATTACAAGCTGTCTTAGTTTTGGGTTTTCTATGTCATACATAAGCCACTGTAAAGCGGTATCTGTTTTTCCTCCGCCTCTACTTCCACCAAATAGTACTTCGTCAGCAGTAGATGCTAATGCTTTCTCTTGTACTTTGGTGGGCTTCCATATCATTACAACGACTCATCTTTCTTTGGGGCGTAGTATTGAACAGATTGCTGTATCTCTTGTTTAATCTCTTGTTTGTCTGTGTAGTCGTAGTTGTTCTTTAAATTAAATATGATTGAAGCAGGATTTCCCTTGCCAGATATTGCAAGCTCGGCAAGTCTTGCGAGTATTTTATCTCTTGCTTTTTTTATGGTGGGGAAAAACTCACTATCTTTTGAGTAGTTTAAAATTGTTTTTCTATCGCAATCACAAGCTACTGCAAGCCCTTCTATAGTATATGGCATTTCTCTTTCGTCACAATCTGCATAATAAGCATCAATTAGCTTCTGCATATCTTCTGCTTTTGTGAACAGCTTTGGGCGTGCCATTACTTTAACCCATCGCCTGTGCGTATTCTAGGAGCTGTATAAACCCTTTCAAGCTCAGTGCCACAGTCGCAATACTCTGGGTCGCTTGCATCTTCCATTGGCTTATCTACTTCGATTATTTCATTGCATAAGCTGCATCGGTAGCAATATGTCATCGCTTTGCCTTTTTAGGTAATGAACGGAGTTCGTCGTTCATTAGATTTGTCTCTTCTATTGTTCGTGTCATAGCTTGTGTGAAGTGTATTGTTGAGCCGATAGTTGTTGAAGTGAGATTAAGCGGAGTCCAACCGTTGTTGAGCATTTTCTTAACGGTCGTTTGTACTTCGTCTGCTTTGCCTGTTACGAGTTCATAATCAATCATTTTATTTCCTGTTTAAGAATTAGCCCTCTATGCACACACAAGAAGAGGGCTTTACTAAGGAGGTTGTACGATTGTTATTGTTGCAGTTTTGAAAATGAAAGTATCTTTTAAGATTTTTTCTTATCGGTTATTCGTTTTTGATAGAGTGGTGACGTTGTTATAAACTTCTCTAAAGCTCTGCCCATTGAAATATCTTCTTTGAGAGCTTCTTCCCATATGATTTGATTTACTGATTGTTTTATTGTTGGGTGTATTGTTACGGTTGTATCTTTCATTGAACCTCTTTGCCACTAAATTTGAACGAACGCACTCTCATTGGTGCATTTCCCTATCTACTATCGAAATCGCTTCTTCTGCGCCATATGCAACAAATGCTTTAGCGTACTCATAGCAGTTGATTGTATCAATCCAATCGTTTTGTTTATCGGATACTTTTGTGAGTGATTTCTTTGATCGTTTCATTTCGATTGCCAAAAATTTATTTGGTAGGAAGATAATCAAATCAGGAAACCCTGCTGATAATCCTTGCGCTCTTTGCTTCTTCATGTATTGAACAGCGTGGCGACCTTCGTTTGGAACGTGTGCGTGTGGTATTCGTTTAATCTTTAGCCATTGCACAAACGTAACTTGTTCTGATTCCTCTGTTGGCACAGGTACTTTTTGATTTTTGTATCGTATATTTTCAATCACACATAACTCCATTGATAAAATATCTGCTATAAGCTCTTTCGTGATCGTCTGCAAATAACTTCACCCCACCACAGTGAATACATTGGCTTATCTCGCTTGCTTCCCATTTCTTTTTGCACGGTCTGCATTGTATGGTGTAGCGTTGTTTTACGGTTGGTTGCTTGGGTTGTTTTTGTTTAGCCATTAGACGCTCTCAAACACGATAGAAACTCTTTAGCGTCTCTCTTTTTAATGGATACTCTCAAAGCAGATAGCAAAGCTTCTCTTGCTTCTTCCTCTGTGAACGATAGATAGGTTCTTTTGTTTATCTTCTCGTATCGTTTGTTCTTTAAGTGATTGCATAAGTAGATTGTTAGCTTATGTCTTTTATCAGTGTTAAAGTCTAGGATTGTCATTGAACGTACCTATTTTGCTTTTGGGATAACCCTAGAGCTTTAACACAAATTCCTAATGTTTTTTGTGCTATGACGATAGATTTATTTTCAATCTTCTCTTCAATAGTTGGTTTTATTTTTCCATTCATGAGCTTTTTGTATATTTCATCCTGAAGCTCATACCACAAAACGAAACCACTATTTTTAAAAGCCTCATAAGAAGTACAGCTAATTGCTAAATCAAAATCTTCTTTTGTTATTTCAATCTCTCTAGTACCAGCACTAAATATTTTTCCAACAATTTCTTCGACGCTTCTTCCACTTTTAGATACAAATAAATAAATGCACTGTGCTATGTCATTTGATTTTCTCAAGCTTGCTTCTCTTAGCGGAGCAAGCTTTAGCTCATAATATTCATTTACACCCTTAGCGATACTCTCTATTGGCTTTTCGTAGTTTGATTCTCTCTCTCCAAGATAGGCAATGAATAGCGTATAGTCTGGGGTTTCTAATCTATCAATGATTTCTTCTATTGCACCCATTGTGTAGATATTTGCTTCTAGTCTCAAAACTTGCATAATTGCTTTTATAAATTCTTGTTTAGGGTTCATGATACTTTCTCCATTCTCTCTATTAGTTCTTTTGCGGATACTCCTTGTCCGTATATTGCGTCCACCATTGAAGATTTGGCTTGCACTTGTGTTTGTTGTCCTGCTTGCATATTCATAGTGTCAAACTTCTCTCTTAGTTTCCTTCCACTAAGAATGTTTGCTATCCAAAAATTACCTTTAGGAGTTGAATAAATCCAATCAATACAAGCCATTAGTTGCTCTTTGGTTCTGCTATCAATTCTAATAGCCAAATCAATATCTTTTGCCCATACTTGAATATTTGGCTTTTTAAAGTTTGGTTGGTGTTTTGAAAGCTTTTGATACAAGTATTCTGCTACCAAATGTGAGTCGTCGCAAACTGTAAGTGCGACACTCTCTATTGATGGTTCTATTGATGGTTCTACATGATGGTTCATATAGGGGTCTGACCTATCGGACTTTGCCCCCCTCTCAATCGGACTTTGCCCCCCTCTCAATCGGACTTTGGGTGGGGTCTGATTTTCGGACTTTGCCCTATCTAAATTAACTAAAATATAGTAGCCATTTGAAGCATCTGAGCCATTGGTTCTCTTCCTTGAAAATGATGCAATTCGACCTTTTTCTTCTAATTTTTTAAGCACTCTCCACACTGTATCTCTTGAAACTTTGCATTTTTTTTGTATTGCGTCCCAACTTGGAAAGCAAAATCCATCATCGTTTGCAAAATCTGCAAGACACAAGAGGATAATCAGCTCATTTTCCTTGCTATCAGTTTCCCACGCTTGGGTCATTAGTTTGATACTCATGCTGATGCCTTTACTATTACAGATTTACCCATTTTTTCCATAAGTTCTTCAGTTGGTATTGCCAAAGAGTAGGTGGTATATGTGTTGTTTTTAGCGGCTACTTTTTTACAGCGTTTAGACCAATCTATGCCGTTTTCAAGCCATACTTTGCGTAGCATTTGCCAATCAAGCAAGTACACTGTTTTGGTATCCATAAACGCATACGCTATGTAGTCTATGTGTAGGTGTTTATTTATCCAACCGTTGTTCTCTTTTTCGTTACCGTTGGATTTGTATTCAAGCAGTATGTCACCGTAAGTTGTTCTGCGCTTCTTCTCGTCTATGTAGAGCGTTCGTCCGCTTTTTAAGTGAATTATCCTATCTATTCCTAAGTTTTGAGATTGGGATTTTCCAGCAGTATTTAGTACATGAAATGCCATATCAGGAAACGCTTGTTTGTAGATTTCAGCCCAAAAATCCTCGTCACTTGATTGTTCGCTAAAGAGTAAATCTTCGCTAAAGTTATTTAAACTCATGCTTGATTCCCCCAGCTATCCCAGCCCTCTCTTTTGTTGCGTGCAAAGAGTTCAACCTTATCAACTACGGGGAAAGCGTTTTCAATTACCTCGTAAAATTCGTGTGGTTTTGCGCTATGTTTTCCTCGTGGGTAGCTAAAGACTGAGGAATATCTATTTTCAGGTTTTGGAGCAGGGATATTTCCCTTTGTAGCGACCATTAAAAGCTCGTGTTGTCCTCTAAACCAATACCCCATGCCTATCTTTTGTTTATCCCACATGGCGTGTGTTTTGTAAGTAAATCCCCAAGCTTTGATAACCTCAATGGCTTCTAAAAGCTTAGGAGCAGTAGCCCACATGTAAAGCACACAATCGTCACCAGCTATTTTACTTACAGGCAAGTTGCATATTTCCTCAACGCTCATAGTTGGGTAGTGATTTTCTATCTCGTCTTTGGAGTCTTTGGCAAAGTCATATCTCCAAGCAGGGTCTGCGTAGATTACGGAGTATTTTTTGGAAGTATCTACACTCTGATTGCCTTGTGTGATTTCAGCTATCTTTTCGAGCCTTTGTGCGTGGCGTTGTGCGCTCTCTTCTCTTCGTATTTCATTGGCTTTGTCTTTGATTTCTTTAGCACTTAAACCAACGTACACCTCAGGGGCTTTTGCTATGTCGATAACCTCTTGTTTTGTAAGGTCTGATTGCCCTGTAAGTATTTCAGCTTTAACCTCAGGCTCTAGTGTTTGTAATGCTGTCGCAAACTGTCCGTCATTTCTAACGGTTCGTGGTGATACTCCTGTTTCTTGTGCTATTTTTTCGGCAGTATTTGGGAGGGCAAAATTTGCCTCCCCAAAACTTCTTCCGCTTCTACCAACAGATTCTTTTTTACTCTCGTTATAAAGCAGTCCTCTAAGGTAGCTCGCTTGTGCAGGATTTAGATTTCTTTTACCAAGTTGGTTAAGTATCATCCATTCTTTTACTTCTTCCCTATCCGCAAACTCTTTACATGTAACACTAAATTCCAAGTTGTGTTTAGTACATATTTCGTAGCGGTTATGTCCGTCTATGAGCGTATCGTTCCAAGTAACCAAAGGATCTCTACAACCGTCAGCTACGATATTTGCTTCGAGTTGTTGGTACTCTTCGTTAGACAGTGGAGGTATGAGTGATTTAAATTCGGTGTCTATTCGCATGAATTTCCTTTCGTGCTTACAATTAAGGGAGAGCGAGAAGCACGACCAAGCTCGCCCTCTCTTAATTGCCTTGTAAGCCCTACTCAGTTAAACTTTTAGGGCAACGCAGTCGTTGTCTTGGCGCAGAAACTTTGGTCGGTCTCCTGCGCCTTGTTGCTCTTTTATGGAGGCGTGTGTTTCTCCTTGATTGGTAGTCTCATTCCATACAAGGAGTCGAACATGAATAAGTTGTGCTGTGTTTTACTATGTATAGTTAAACTAATCGCTATCTTGCTCGGTTTGTAACCCTGTATTGTGAATAGCCATTCACACACACGCCTCTTTCAAAGAACATGAGTTGTTAAACTCAAGAGAGCCTTTACATGTAAAAGCTCTATGAATCTATAACCTCGCTCATCATTGATAACGCTCCCTTCTCTTTGAGCTGCTTGATAAAATATTTCAACGCCAATCTGCCTAAAGAACTCTGTGAGATTTTCCCACCGAATTGCTTCATAACATCGTGAATCTCGTCTAAATCCGCTTGTGTTACACGGATGTTAAACTGTTCTTCAACCTTATCACCCATTAACTCTCCTTATCATTCCATTATCTTTTTTGTTGATGTAGAATTAACTAAAGCAAGAGAGTTATCAAGCAAGAAATCGCTCGTAGTTTCAAGTTTTCTGGCTACTGGCAATAACCATTCTGCTGGCACACTACCTCTTGCAAACCAATTAGCAACGATATTAGGAGAAGCTCCTATCTCTCTTGCTAGTGCGTACGGTGATTTTATGTTTTGTTTAGCCATTAAGGCTCTGATTTTTTCAATTGTTTCCATAACCGAGATTATACACTTTTTGTGTGTTATCTGTCAAGCTATTAGCAAAGATTTTGTGTGTACACATTCTGTTAAT